TTACTTCGTATAAGATCAATCTTTTCATTTTCTAAATCAATAAGGTTATCTAACATTCGTTGTGCTAAGTAAGCATACCTCTCAAGTAATTTGAAGTTAAATTTTGCTTTCTTAGTAAAAGGATGATCTACAAAAGCGTATATATTTAGTGAAGCCAAACGACAACTATCATATCTGCTCAATGGTAGTTCCGAACAATTTGATATATTATGTCCTCCAGACCAATATGTATGAGTATCATTATCTACTGTGATATCATATACATCTGTATGTTCTATAAAACTAGTACTAATTAGTTTTTTTGTTCTTTCTTCTAGAGTATAAGATTTTTTCTCTAAAAGAATTCTTAATTTATCATTTTTATACTTTTGTAAAAATCCAATCTTTTCATAAAATATAGATTTATCTCTAGTTATATTTAAATCATAAGATTCTTTACATTCATACTTTCCATTACTAAAAGAAACAAGATGTTTTTTATTTATAGTAATATAAGAAGCTATTCCAATAGAGTTTAACATTTGTTGTACTTGTTCTACTAATATCTTAGAACTAGTTTTTAATGTTATTCTATGAGATATAATTGAGCCATTAGCACTATATAAACCTTTAAGAAAATTACAAACAGTAGTAGAATTAGCTTGAAAATATTTTTTAGGAACTTTTCTTAAAAAAGTTTTAGGAAGATCCTTGACTTCAAGAGAAGTATTTATTTCATATGCAATATTTTTACCTAATCCTGGGCGATATTTAGTAATATTATCTTTTATTACTGAAGAAAAATAATCTTGGTCATTTTTTCCAATAAATAAATAAATTAAGTTATTACTTGCTTTATGTACACTACCATCTCCTAAGACTAGACCATCCATAATTTCTATTTTATAATTTGTCTTAGTATGTAGTGTAGGTTCACCTCTTAAAATATTTATTCCTTTTGCATCTTTAGCTTTAACTTTTTTATCATTTTCTACTATTTGATGCTCTTTGGTACAGTAAACACTTCCAAAAGAAGTGGAATACTTATAAACGTCTTTTCTTCCAGAGTAAGATTTATTTATAACTTTCGTCCAACCCTTTTCTGACCAAATTATGTCACCAACATTAGTCTCTCCAATAGTAGAAATACCAAAAGGAGTTAATACAGTTGCATAACTTGGTTGACAAGGATTAGTAGAAACAGTCTTAAATTCCTTATAACAATCAGCAGGAGACTCTTTTAAGATCATATCCCAGAAGAGTACTCCAGGCTCAGCAGATTTCCATGCCTGATGAACTAAAGAAGTCCAAACTTTTCTTTTACGATCAGTATCAAGCTTCATAAAGTCATCTGAGAGACGTACTGAGATATTTGCCCCAGTAACCTTAGTAAGATCATCCTTAGCAGTGATAAAATCTATCACATCTTCATGATCATCTCCAATAGTAAGAATCAATGCTCCTCTTCGTCCTTCCTGTGCTACCTCTCTGGTAGTATTAGAATACCTATCCATGAAAGGGACAATACCTGTTGAGGTAGAAGCAGCATTAGAGACCTTACTTCCTTTAGAACGTATATGATTGAGATCAAGTCCTACTCCTCCCCTACGCTTCATCAGCTGTACAAGATCCTCATCTGCAGCTATGATACCTCCATAAGAATCTTCATCATTTCCCGCAACGAAACAATTCCCCAAACTGCTGATTTCCTGATTGTTACCTAACCCAAACATAGGACTACCTCCTAAAATAAAATAGTTATATCCCTTTAAGAGGTGATAAATATCTTCTCTGGAGATAGGATTAGGATAAGATTGCTCTATCCTATAAAGTTCATCTGTGTATCTATTTATGGACTCATCTGGTGTCTTTTCAATAAATTCACCATTGAGCTTTAAAGCATATTTCTCCATCCACACATTAGCCGCAAGAATATCTGAACTAAAATAAGATAAAGCAGCTTTCTTTACTTCTTCTTTTGAATATATTGTCATCATTTAAATTTATCCTCTAAATCATATAAAAAATTTCTAATCTCTCTCCCAAACTCATAATCATTTGGGGAATTTTTAGAGTGCCTCATTAACTCTCCTACTATATATCTTGCTGTAAAATAAGAAGATGAGTTATCCGTTAGCAACTTTATGTTTTTCTTCAAGTCTTCTAAAATTTTCATATTTATAACTTTGAAAAGTTTCTTCTTTCTCATCCATCTTATTTCCTAATTCCTGTTCCTCTCCTAGAGTCATGTTTAATGTTTTCTCATAGTATCGTTTAAGCATAGGATCTCTCATAAAGACAGACCTTACTTGATCAAGAAGCTTATAGGATTTAGGACTCACATGATCATGTAAATAATCAAGTATCTTGACCTTAGCTTCTTCTGTAAACCAACTATAATGACCTCTCTTAAAGCATAGATATTCAAAATGATGATCCGGACTAATAGTAATAGTAATTAAATAAGTTTCTCCAATGACAAAACAGTCCATGATTTGTGCATTTATTCTTAACTTATTTAATTCCTCTACAGTAATTGTATTGGGTTTCATTATTACATATAGTATAGGCTCCAGACATTCAAAATCAGAAAAGATATATGTGTTTTCTATATTCTCCAGAGGAATTTCTTCTATATCTTTAAGCACTAAGGGTGCTAGATATGTTTTAGATCTGTTTAACATGATTATATATCTAAAGTTAATATTGGGCCTTCCTGTACCAGTCTACGTGGTGTATTTGGATTTTCACAGTAGAAAAGATACTCTTGTAACAATTCATCTACTCCCTTCATCTCTGTACCTCTTTTGGTGGTATATCCTTCGAAGATAGTTAGATCTTCAGGTACTTTATATATGGTAGGAATATTTGGTTCAATCTTAGAGATATAGATGAACTGCAAAGGAGTTACTTCATAATTCTTATATCCTAGTATGTTTTTTATAGCTTCTATTCCTTTTGTATAAATATAATGTTGTATATCATATCTATACTTAAGAAAGCTGATCTCAAATTTATCAACAGGTTCCATACCTGTCTTAAGATCATAAAGATATATTCGTTTAAGACTATGACTAATAGTAAGGATATCTACCATAAATTTGATAGGTATAGTATTTCCTGTGGAATCTTCTAATTCAAAGATTCCCTGTGTCTGAAAAAAGATCTCATCTAATCCATAATCCTCATGATTAAAGATAAAGTTTGTTATCTCATTACTTTTCAATCCGGCTTCACATTTAATAGCCAGATCAAGATCTTCAGAAGTATATTTCTCCTTATCCTTACTATCTATTGCTTTTTTTAGATAGTTGATGTACTCCTCTGTAAATTTTAACTCTACAACCTTTTGTGAGTTCTTTATCCATAGACCAAGCACCTCACTAAGCTCATATAAGTTATCAGGAACAGACTCATAGTTCTCTATCACATAATCTGCTAACACCTTCAAGGAGGCTGTTGGTTCCTGCTGTATAGCAACAAACCTCTTACTAAGCTCCTGTGGTGTTAGAAGATAACAGTCTATAAAACTACCTAGGTTAAGAGCTTTGCTTTCAATCTTCTGTTCCTGTAATGCTCTATAACCACTCTTACTAATCTTAGATAAAGTACTATACGAACAGTAGTTCATATCATGATACTCATCCTCTTCAACATTTACCACTCCGGGTATCTCTCTCTCATTCCAATCCATCTTCAATTAGTTTAATAAAATCTTCTAAATTAAGTATTGCATATTTTCCCAAAGGTACAAAATTTTTTCCAGATTTCCTAGTAAATTTATGAAAAATTACATTTATTTGTCCTTTTTCTTCTGGCATCTCTTTTAGTATCCTATCATACTTAATTCTAGCATTGGTAAGTTTACATTGTATGTTAAACTTCCCTGTATAACAAATATCTACTTTTTCTGCATCTCTTATTCGTGATTCGGCTCTCGATGAGACTGCTTTTGGAAATAAGTGTTTAATCGCCTTTATACTATCCAACTCCCACTTTATCCCTCTTCTGCGATTATTCATAATTCTCTATTTTTTAAAATTCGTCAATAAATTCTGGAAGTACTACAAATATATTTCTTTCTTCAAGATAATCATCTAATCTTTCAATTCTCCTCTTATGATAAAAGTCAGTAACTAACATTTGAACATCTTCTTGGGATTCTTCTGAAACATACATTCCAGTAAGATTACCATCATTGTCTAAAAATTGATATAAATGTGTCATAATTTAAATCTCCTCTAATATTCGTAATTTATCATTATTATATAACTCTATAAATTCTATTACAGCTGCATAGACAGATTCTATCTTAGTGTCTTTCATTTGAGATATAAAAGTAGCATTATGATATCCCGTAGTAGCTATTTCACATTCATTGTTGATGATACAGATTTCATATTCTAAGTCTTCAATCTTCTCCACAACCAACATCAACCAATCCCAAGAGTCATGATAAGGTGTATCAATTAATTTGTTTCTATCAGAATCCTTTCTCCTAAAATGTTTAGGAACTATGTGTGGACCCATAAACTCAGAAATTAATTTATTACTTTCTTCAGTCTTCATCTCTATCTCTTATATATGCAGGACATCTGGTTGTATAACACTTATAACAACGAACTTTATTGTAATCCCAGTATCCACATTGTTTACAAATCTTTTTTAAAACAATTTTCTTTACCATTTTATAGGTTCTTTAAGTATTGAATTAATCTTTTTAAAATGATCACATTCCCACTTAGCTTTTCTATAAACAGCATGAGCAGGATGGTAACTAGTTAAGACAGTATGCTTACTTCCATCTACTAAGTAGGAAAAGCTCTGTGCCTGAGATCCCCAGAAACAGAATATTAGATTATCAAAATTCTTTGATATGGTATGTAACAGTTCTGCAGTGAAATCCCTCCAGATATTAATATGACTTCCTGGTCTACCTCTTTCAACAGTAAAAGCACTATTAATAGCCAAGACACCCTGTATAGCCCAGTGCTGTAACGTGATATCAAAATCTAAGTAGAGATCATCCCCACTTATACAATCAATAACCTTCTTTAAGGAAGGACTAATCCTAATAGTATTTACCGGATTGGCAAAGGCATAACCAGTATGGTGAGTGCCATCATGATAAGGGTCCATACCAATAATAATCACCCTTGTATCTTCAGGATCAACCATACGAAAAGCTCTAAACACATTTTTTCTTTCAGGATAGAACTTTATACCTTTGGAATGTAAAGTATTTAAAGCTGTTAAAGCTCTTAATAAATTGGGACCTCTCCCAAGCTCTGAGAGAGGTTGATCCCAATTCTTAAATAGTTTATGCATATCAAGCATCAACAAGCGTATTTTTTCCTTCGAAAGGAAAAGTAAATTTCAAATCTTTCTGCATCTCAATCGTTCCAATAAAATCTCCTAGCTGTTCAGCTTTTTTGACTGAGTCTTTTCTAAGCTGGATATACTTATTCAGATAAGTGGAGATACTCTTACTTGGGTAAGAAGATTCCATGATATCAAATAAGGATATACGTGTAGGTAAATCAGATGGTCCTGAGAACTTTTTCGCAAAGTTAACAATTCCTGCACAAATAAACAACCAATTAATCAATTTTGTTTCATTCGTTGTAGCAGTGTGAAGACGGAACTCTACAGTTCCTCTAGTACCAAAAACGAAGGGAACAAAGTTAACCCAATAGTAACGGGAATTTATTGCCCATTTACGATTATTCTCCCTGTCTGCAGGATGGTTCTGTGTTCCTAATCCTCTATACTTAGCATCATAGTATCCATCTATTCCTGCTAACCAATCAATGATACGACTTATCTCCCAACCAAAAGGAGGAAGAGCACTACAATAATCTCTATCCTTATAAACGGAAGTTGTTCTTATGGAAGTAGGAAACAATGAATACATCTCTCCTTCAATCTTCCTACAGATATTATATAATACCATTAGATAATTTTCTGTTTTAGGCAGATTACCAATATGAAGATGTAATGAACAAGAAGTATTCTTAGTAGTATACTTACTTAAAACTCTTGCTGCCTCTTTTAAGACATGTAATCCATTACTTCCTCTAAGAGGACAAGTAGCAAACTCAAACCCATTTATACTACCATCTCGTAGCGGAATCAATCCAGTCTTTACCAGATGTCTTGGATGGATAAATCCATCAGTAGTCTCAAACTCCCAACCAAAAGAAACGTCTCTTAACAAGAATCCATGTTTGACATTTGGAGAAAGAGTTTTTAGATATTCTTTGAAGAACCCCTTTATCCCATCTCCAGAATGCTCAAAGCTGTAATCAACATTAAAATGATATGTATTGTTAATTGCAATCTTACTTGATGCTCTGGATGAAGACGTAAAGTTACCTGTTGAAATATCTTCTACTAATCCTAACTTATGTGCTACATTAATATTAGAAGCATATACCTCATAAGGATTAGCAGCTTGTGACTGCTTTTTGAACTTCTCTGGCAAAGAGTGATAATCAATACAGATATTATTAAAGACATTCTCTTTAAAATGTCCTAGCACAATCTTTCCTTCTTTATTTATAGCAATACCATATATCAAGTTTTGATCTGCCTTGAGAAGCCACTCTCCCGTCTCAACATCTTGTATAAGATATCCACTATTTATTCGATACCACTTACCATAAAACTTGAAAACTTCTTCATTAACCTTATAGAACTCCTCTCGTATATAACGACAGTCTCTTCGGGGAACAGTCTTACCAAATTTTGTAGTAACTAATCTATCTCTATCAACCTTAGTGTTCATTAGGCCAGTATTTTAAAAGCTTTATATTTTGATATTCTAATATCTTTCTTTTTCCTAAATCAGAATAACTGGAAACAAGACCATCTTTTATAGTATAAGTTCTGTTTGTAAAAACAGGATCTAGCTTACCAGAGAAAAACATGTTATGATGAGTAACAGGATCAATAGTATATAACTTAGGCTCACCTCCATGATAATGTGCTACTGGATAAGGAGTGTTCTTAAGAATAACAGTAGAAAGAGGACTTATATACTTAGATTTATTTTGTTCTCTCTCAGCAAGTGCTTCTTCATAAGCATCCCTATTATTCATTAGGACACCCAAGATAAAGTATAAGGTGAACTTACTCTCTGTCTTTTTCTTCTTAGGAACAACTAATCCATAATCATTAACAATATATTTTCCTTCAGCAAGCTCATCATTAATATGAAAACGACCCTTATAATAAGAAAAGATATCTAATCCCAGATCCTGCTTATTATCCTTTATAATAGTCTCTGAAGGGTAATTATACTTTGTTCTTACTTTATCACTAGTATTCTTAGGAAGAACAATAGCACCTCTTTCATAAAAAGGTTTATCATCAATATCATCATCATAATAATCCTTATAAGGATACGAATATCCAGCTGTGTTCCAACCTTGATAATAAGTTGATTTTTCTGATTGATAACAATTTTTCCTATCGAACTCCATCACTTCCGTTAAGACACCCCTCTTGATCTTATATAGCATGTTCCCTTTTAATTTCCTAACAGCATCCTGACTATGAGCAATCAGCTTCAAGGGTCCTGCCTCAGATGAGTAATAAAGACTATTAGGAGATTCCTGATAGATATGTAATGGACGTTCCTCAACAGGCAGCTTATAAGATTTATACATCGGCGATTCTCCTCTGAAAAGATATACACTATCATCATTAGTCCAGTTAAAAGCTAATGCAGCAGCTCCAATATATTCTTCTAAGATATTTAAACCAACCTCAGTACTGCTTATCAATGCTGCTAATACCTGTGAATCTGTTTCTAGATTTGTTATGTCAATATTATACTTCTTTGCTAGTTCCTTATGATTCTCTAATGTACCATTATGTGTTAATACAAATTTTAGATGCTCATCATCATTTAGAAGAGTAATAGGTTGTGCATTATCTACTCCTACTACCCCAACAGAAGCTTTTCGTGTATGTCCAATTACTAATCCTGTCTTAGTAGAAGCGATTGGTTGAACCATCTGTATATAGTTCTTAAATAGACTATTAATCCCAACGCCATAAAGAGTTCCTTTACGATCATAGACCCCACAGGAATCTTTTCCTCGTTCCTGATTAGCTAATCCTAATAGAGTAAATGCTTGTCTATTAAAATATCTATTATTCTTCCCTGACCATCCAAAGAGTCCACAAGCAAGGACATTGGATTTTTTATAAGTAAGAATATGTATAAGTAATAAGATTATTATGATATTCATATGGTTGTAAATTTTTCTATGGCACTAAGTACCACCTCAGATTTAACCTTTTGTTGCATCATCTCTATCCCTAATTTCTCTTTTGCATTTTGTATAGATATATCAGTGATCTCCAGATCAAGCAGATTACGAACATTCCCTCCTTGAATAACAAAATCCATAGTTTTGATTGTCTGTTCATAAACCCATTTGAGATAATTATCTCTTAGAAAGAATCCTCCTAAGCTACGTAGCTCGATACCATAGGGCTTATGACGAAACTTACCAAAACCTCCATAATTATCTTTTCTTAAAGAGTATTTATCTACAAAAGTAGATGGATAGACAACAAAAAAGTCAAAAGCTCTTGCAATAGCAAAATTGACAAGCTCATTTGGATAATCCGTTGTGTTCTCATAACCTATATGGAGGTGAAATCCTGCTACCCGGAAGTTCTCAGTTATCTCTGGAGAGACTTCTTCTTGGAATGTCCAAGAGTTGTAGAAGGGACTACAACCAAATTCTTTTGCTCTTTTATCATCAAGATCTAAAAAGAATAATCTCTCTGAGCTGGATTCTACTATTCGAGAACTCCATACATTAAGATACTTATTCATTTTTATTTTTAACTTTCTGATATTAGTAACAAATTCTTCAAGAGTCTCTGCAGGGGGCATGTTTCCTTCTAAGGTCACATTATCATAAAACATGGAAAATCCTTCTCCAAGATCCATAGGCTTTTTCTTGCTTCTGGATACGATCTCAAACGAAGGAACTATTCTTGTATTCTTCTTCTCTACGAAGAATTCAGGGTCAGATCCTATTGTGTACATAATTTTTGTAGTATTTGTTTTAACTCTAATAATACAGTTTTACTTTGCTTTTCTGTAAGCCTACCTCTTGTGTTATCTACATATCTTACCTTAGTTGTAAGACCCGAAATTTCCCCAAAGTTGCTATAAAAAAGATCATAAAAAGTACAATAACCTGGATACAATTTTAAGATTTTTTCATATGTTATTACTTCTTCAGGTATACGCTCACAGAAAATATGATAATTATTTATAAACCGATCTGCATATATTAATGCATTATACCAACTGCTCTTATACTTATGAACAAGTTCATCTATCTCATCCTCATTGTCAATAAGGAAGTTACATACTACCTGCTCTTCGGCGTATAAACGAACAAAGAACCATCGAAAATAAACCATCATAGATTCATCATGAGGAAATCTTACATCCATAAAAGGAATGGTATATCTCTTAAGATTCTCTTTTTGATAAAGTTCATCTCCATCATCTCTGTTTATAAGAAACAAAAGCCATCCAAGATAAGTACCCATATATAATACTCCTTCCTCTTCTCCAAATTGAGTTTGTTTTGCTCTTACATGCACTCCTTGATGGGTAGATAAGTTTCTATATGTCGTTCTTATATTTGGATCTGTATGATAGTTATCAAGTATAGGATCTACTATACTTTTAAAATCATCAAACGTTGCCCAGCCATATACATCTCTTTCAAATAGTTCATACTCAAGTTCAATATTTAACTTATTCTTAAGAATCTCTAACCATTTAATATATTGGTTAGTAATATCTCTATGATTAAGAAAATACTTCATTGGAACAATACCATTATAGGAAATTTCATCGTCATTAAGCTCCTCACAGCAATTAAAAACTGAAGAATTATCTCTATGACTTTTATATAATATACTATCTGTTATTGGCATTTGCTTTTTGCATTATAAGTTTTGGTATAATCTCTGTCACCTCTCCAAAAGATGGAGCAGAATTAATCTCTATCAAAACAAAACCTGGATTATCTACCTCAGAAGATTGTACACGAACATCAAAAGCTCCAAAATCTAATCCAACCTCTTTAAGAGCTTTTACACAATGTTCCTCAATAGCTTTCCAAGTAGTAGGCTTATTAAAATCTGGATTCTCTTCTAAGATCCAGACACAATTAGAATCATTTCTATACCAACGGTTCTTTGCATCTCTTTTAAGCATTTTCCGACATGTATAAAAGCAACCATCAGCTGTACAGTGAAGTCTATATTCCCTACTCATATTAACATAATGTTCTAAGTAATAGGTATGAACATCGTTCTCAGTACAGAACTGCTCTAACTCCTTTTTCGTGTTAAGCAGCTGCATCCCTCTTGCCTTCGAGCCATAGAAACGTTTTGCTACAATAGGATAAGGAAGCTTATCAAAACTTAGTTCTACTTTTTCAGATTCTAAAACTGTTCCTTTATTAGAGAAAACATACCAAGCAGGATGAGATACTTCTGCAGCATCAAAAGCCCTTTTCATTAAGAGCTTAGAGGAGCTTGTTCGTACTGCATCCACACTATTTATCTCTACTATAGAAGCAGGAGATAATTTAGGAAATACTACATTAGTAGGCGTAACAGATCCAAATCGTATAATACTTCTAACAGGTAATGCAGGAAGAGCTTTTCTCCTTATACCATTCAAAGAGTAATTCTTTGATCTTATTCTAGGAAAGTAGTTCATTAGTCTATATATTCTGACCAGTTTCCTGATTCAATACATTCCAAAGAATTATATTCAGATTCTTCAAGGAAATATATCCAAGCTTCTCCAAAAGAGGTATCTACTTTTCTCCTATTATAAAAATTAGGATAGGATTCAAGATAATCAATACCACGAAAAGCTTCATCATCAATATCAAATATCTCTACAACAATTGGATTAACTGCTTCAGTAGGTACTAAACCAGGAAATCCACCGAGAGAAACCATTTTATAAGGAAGATAAAGAACTTCTAATCCAAGAAATTCCTGATCACTTAAAAAATAATTATAATTACCGAAACCTCTTCTTAAGGTTCCATAAACAGCTATCTTTGTCATGAATTTGTTGTAGTTGTTGTTGGATAATGTATTGTTGTGTCTGCTATATACCAATTACTACCAAGAGGACCTACAAAGTATTCTGCATCTGGTTGCTTAGGTATAAATTCTTCTTCTTCAGCTTGCTTCATATCCTCTTTCTTTATATTCATCAATATAGTGATCCATTCTTTGACAACTTCTTGAATAGGATCATCCATACTCATGAACTCAGGATGGAACTGCACAGAAAGCATTCCTTTGTTGAACAACACTGCTTCTGGTTCAACTGGAGGAGCAGGAAGAGAATCATCATACCCATCAAGATAAACAGTACTTAGATTATGCTCAGGATGAGCAAGAATCTTATAACTGTCTTTATTCAGTAAGAATGGATTCATCATTTGATGATGAGTCGATGTTACCTGATAAGACTTATCTCCTATCTTGATGTCATGAGTACCAAATAAAGCATGATTGGTCACATGCTGAATCACCTTTCCTCCTACTAAAGCACATAGGAACTGTGATCCTTTACATATTCCTAACATTTTCTTCTTATTAAAGTATCTTGCTCCTATATTCTCCCAGGTATTATCATGTCTATTATAAGAAGTATGTTGTCCTGCAGGTTCATTATACATATTTGGATTAACATCATCTCCTCCAGGAAAAACAATCAGCTCTGCTCTTTCTGGATCTCTTGTAATGATTGCATCAAGTAGTTTCTCTAACCAAACTGATACCTGTTTATTATCTGTATGCACATAAATTTTCATAATAAAATTTGTTTATGATTTTTTACTAAGTTATCGTATTTTTTAAGAACATCTAAATCACTAATATCAAAAGAAACTATTTTAGTTTTTAATAATGTAGAACCTGAATTTAAATTAATATTAGTATATTTCCTGCTATCAGCAGCCATCTCTACCAGCTTATCAAAATCTTGATAAGCATTCTGTTTATTTCCATAAAATCTAGGATTATATACACCATGTACTCCTCCACCACGATAGATAAAGACTATTAATAAATAATATATCTGATCTAAGATTAGCGTTGGAAAATCCTCTTTAAGAAACATAGATCCTAATGCAGCCCATAAGTAAGAAGGTTCAAAAAGAGTCCTTAGCTTTGTAACCAGGAGAAGCATCTGTAGATAATTATACTTTCTTCTTGGTATAAAACAAATTATATCCTCTTGTAAACTAATATCAACATACTTGCTTAGCTCTTCAAAAAGATGACTCTTATAAGCTTCAAAAACATCATCTATCTCTGGAACTTCTTTTCTTAACTTATCTATACAAGAAGTTGCTCCACAACCATTTAGTGTCTTAGGAAGATCAACAAAAAGAGGATGATATTCTTTTTCCTCTTCTTTTCCTGAATACTTATCTAGATATGCAGCAAAACAAACATCATGTTTAAAAGCTTTCTTATCTGGTATAGATACCTCTTTAGGATTAAAAGATTCTCCATAAGCTAACCAAAGATCATAATTACCACTATACTGAGATGTCAGTGTCAAGAACTCTTTCTTCTTTTTTTGCATCCTTTTCCTTCTTTTGGGTTAGTAAATATCTTACACAGCTCATAGACAAATCATCCCATATCTCTTCAGGATGATACTGAAAAGTAAAGATATTATAATCGGGATAATATAACGCTTCTATCGTATCATCATCACTACTACTCTTATTGTAATAAGAAGCAAGAAGAACAGCCTCTTCAGGTACTCCCTTTACTGCTTGATGATGCATGCTATTTACCTCTTGTGACCTTCTTATTGCATGTCCTTTATTCTTCTTTGAAGCACTTAAGTTCTTTATCATCTCCTCTTTAAGTCCTTCAGGCAATATCTCTGTATGCACTTCAATATCATGAACCAGCTTACTTCTTTCCTTACTTGGATTCGTCTCATGATACATTGATTGTATGATTGTTTGACGGAAAAAGATTGCTACTGCTTGATGTCCACGACAAATTCCCAGAATGGGCACTCCATGATCAATCGCTTGTGGAAGCAGATACCTATCATAGTATTCCCTAATAGGATCAGATGCTCCTGTAAACATACTCGGTATATATCCATAAGTTGCTGGATTAATGTCTGGACCTCCAGGTATTACCAAAAGATCATACTGAGAAAAATCAACATACTTTATCGGAGAGATAATATGTACATCTCCGAAGTTCTGTAGATAGGCATAGTAAGGAAGTGTTACTCCAAAAGAGTTATCTCCTGTTTTCCAACCTAAAATTGCAATTTTGTTATCCATATTTATTTGTTTTTATTTGTTATTTTCTTCTCCTATTCTAAGATGAATACGATGTCTTAAATCGTGACCACAAATCTTACAGGAGTCATCCACTCCATTATTACAATGAATATGTTTAGCATATTTAATCATATCTTTTTCATCTTGTGTTTCCTGCTCATATAACTCCTCGATGGCGATGGTATATTTTTCAAGAAATCCTTGTTCCTTTTCATCTTTCTCTTTCTGCAAATGAGCGGATCTTTGTATCGTCTCTGTCATAAAAGTGATTGGTTCATCTCGCAATTTTCGCAATATCTCCACTATCTTATCGTGCTTTGTATTCATGTCTATTGTTTTTCTGTTAGTCCTGATGCTATCATGAGTCTATCAAAATATAGACACTCCGGCATCTCAATCCATTTCGCCCCCTTTTTATAATCCCCTATGTACATCTTGTGTTTTATTGCCTTCTCATACCTCTTCTTCGCTTCCTGTTCCAAAGCATTTAGCTTATTTCTTAGACGCTCACATTCATCGCTAAGTAATTTCTCTCTTTCAGTAGGTAATTGTGTCATGGTTTATCGTGCTTTGTTTTTATATCATTTCTGTTTAAGTTCAACTGCTAACTTTTTATTGCTATTTTTGAATGCCATGACTTATTAAAATCCAACACAGCCAAATACGGTGTCTCTCCAAATCCTTGAATACCATCCATCGGGTTCTCTCCAATCATTACACACCACATATTCCCATCCATGAATATTTTGGCATTTAACATTTTGAATAGATGATATTCCTGTTCTTCAACAATAAGATGCATTCTATTCATGTGTTCCTTATCAGCCTCATCCGAAAGCTGATGTTTTAAGTTAGCTGAATCGTTATCGTTTAACATGATTTTTATTTTTAAGTTCAACTGCTTTGTTCATATACCCCCGCAATCTACGCACGAATTCCTTACGTGGATAGTTAAGAGTAAATAAGTAATAGAGTATTAGGTATTTAGCTTTACCCGTGATAAGATACTTTCGCCAGAACATGAAGGACGGTATTCTTAACTTCACCTGTGGTTTGAATGCTTTGATTAAATATATCTTATTCAGTTTAACAGCAAGAGTGTAACATAGAATCCATGGATCACGGGTGGCTGATGACTGTTTACGATATGGTATTGCACCTTCCGGTTGAACAGGCGTCATACGGTCAGGCCATCTCTTACCCGCATTAAGCAAATAAAGGCTTTGATTCAGCAAGGATTCAGCTTCTTTATTAGTCATCTCAATATTACCATCAAGGTATTCGGCGATGTTATTAAAAATAAGATCACCGGCACTCGCGACGTTTGCCCCATATAAATCCATCTCCCATTGCGGGGAGTCCTTGCGATACCACATGCCGTCAAGATACCAATAATCACCCATACATCCTCCTCGGCTTATTATCTTCATTACGAAAAGCCAATAGTCCCAATCCTACAAGCACAAGATCAAAGATAGAGGTTACCCACAATGGGGCGGTGATTGTCCACCATGACCAGCCTATTAAGCCAGTCAGCTTCAGGATAAGCAACACCAAGAACATAGCCAATGCTACATATAATCCTCCGTAATTTAAGATTGATGTTTTCATAGTTTCTCTTTATTGGTTAGTGATTAAATAATGATCACAAACACAATCAAGGCGTGTATGAAAATCCGGGATTGGTTCTGGCCCTGGTTGTATCTGATAATATGCTTCTGTAATTATCTCCATAAAATCATTTGTTGTAACACCTTCGTCACAATCATCAAACATATTTAGTTCTAATGCGATATCCTGACATCGTAAATGAGCCTTCCATGTATAAATATCACCATCATAAACATTAGTTTGGCAATTGTATTTTTCACCAATTTGTATAATTCCGTTGCAATAATTACATCGGTGTTCTTTTCTGGCTATTCGATTTATATCTCTTAAAATGTTCATATCTGTTTCTCTTTATTGGTTAGTAGTTCCTTGATTCTAATAGCTAATCTATCATACATATCGAAAATTTCTTTTTGAGTTAATTCCTCGTTAAATATTCTACCTGATGAAGTATATAAACTTGATATTTTAGTAATGATAATATCCAATATATATTCCTTCGTCACTATCCACTGTTGGGGGGTGTAGGGTTTGAGCCATCCCTTAAATGTTCCGTTTGAATCATTTGGATAACATTGTATCAAATGCAATTCAGTTTCTTCTTCACACTCCACAAACAACCTCTGCCCCTTATGCTCCTTTAGTGCCCCTTCCTGCTGGTGGGGCTTATCATAAATAGTTCTTACCTTACTCCAATATTCATCATGCAATCTCTTTGCTTCACTCTTCTCCTGCTGTTTGACAGGAAGAGAGCAGATGAAATCATAAATATCTTTTGTAGCACGAGCTATCCCGTGAATTACAACTCCAGTATCTTTATTTGTTGTATAATGTATAGGGCCTCTTATCCTTCTGTAAATATCCTCTATTTCTACATCTATCACCTTCTCCCGAACAAGAGTGTGCTGTTGGGCGTATTCTTTAATTAATTTATCAAGTAGTTTTTCAGTAGTGACCACATCATTATCATTTGGCATACATCCTTCAATCATACCTATAAGATATTCATAAGTAGTTGGATTTGGCTCTTTTTTTTCTTCTATTTTCATGTCTGTTAGTTTAATTATATAAGAGGTAAATTTCTTAAAAGATTGTTTAAGTCATTTCTATTTACTACAAGGCTAATTCTTATACCATTTATATAAGTATATAAATGCAAAGTATTTTCATCAACTATGTATAATGCGATATTCTCGTGAGGAATCTCTATATGAGCATCAACATTATCTAATGTGTATTTCATATCAAAAAGGTAAGTCGTCAATAGTAAATTTAAATATAGAAGCAAGAAGTTCAGAATCTAAAAACTCTTTTGCTCTTTTAATATCATATTTCTCAATAATATCAGAGAAATCAGTGCAGTCAACAAACTCATCAGGAATCTCTATAGCAGGGATAAGATACTCACTCTGATATCTCTTAGACATCTGTATGCCAGTAGGATCTTTATCAAAGAAAACTACAACCTGTGAAAAACGTTTCTTATACTCTTCAATGACACTAAGCTTGATCATGACAGTCTCAGATAAGACACCAATAGCAGCTACTCCTGTATTCTCTACTATAGACATCATATCTTTTTGTGACTTAGTAATGATTAAATACTCACCTGTCCTGGGTAGTTGAGTATATCCAGCATGAATAGTAGAGTTCATATTGGTGAAGAATTTAATCTTCTTACTATAAGGCTGATAGACCTTGTATGTTGTCTCTTTATCTTTCCTCTCAATGTAAGCAAAAGCTAGCTTATCAGCTTTGAACACCTTTCTACCATACATGAAGTGAGAGATAGGAACAACAGAATATTTTTTTAATGTTGGGCGTGAGATACCAAACTGATTCCAGTAACGATAATCAGCTGTCGTGTATCTACGAGCTTTGATCCTTAAATCGAATTTCATTTTTGGGACAATAGGATCAAGAACTTTTTCTCCATACTCCTTCTTTGTAGTTGAGAACCCTTTTCTCGGTAAGATAAACCTATCAGAGATATTAAAATCAATGACTACCTGTGCAAGTGCTTCTGGATAAGTAAAGGTAGGATGTACAAAAGTGTAGACAAGAACAAAGCAATCACCTGATACATCTCTGGCAAGATCATTAAAAAGTAAACAGTTATACATCTGAGAGTAAAAGATTCCAAAAGAAGGATCATTATCCTTACGAAAGGGACTCTTCATGATACCATTTACCTGAAAATCTCCTATATAATACCTAAAGATAGAATATTCATCTATATATTTTAAAACATTTTCTTTCGTTAGGAACTCTTTTTCTGAATACTCTACTGAGTTTAAGTTTATCATAGTAAAAAATAAAAAGAGGGGGAAAATGCTCCCCCTCTATAGTTATTAATAAATCAACTCCATGCAGCACCTGCATCTGCAGTAGGCTGATCTTCTGTATGCACATCTGCATAATCAGCTTCCTTCTTATCAGGTACAAAAGGTGTCATACGTGCATTCTTTCTCAGTACCAGACGAGACTCAAGACTGGAAACAGTCATAGACTCAAGATACGGAGGAAATGTCTGCACTCTAAGATATGCTTGTGGATAATCATTAGTTCCATAATCTACAACAGTTCGGTAAAGCTTATCTGCATTTTCCTCAATCGCTTGGTGGAAAGCAATAAAAGCCTTATCCAACATGTCTTTCTGATCCTTGAACTCAGGAATCTTCTCCTCTCCAACAATAGCACCCCAGAGATGCTTGATCTCTGTTCCTTGTCTCTTCAGACGATCAGCAAATTTCTCATCTCCATCCTGAAGATAATAAAAAGCCTTATCAATAGTTGATCCATCCTTGGCAAAAAACTTAAGCCTGTAGTCAGGAGCTTTTTCATTATCCTCTGGAGTTTTCTTTGCTACTCCAATCTTTAAATTTTCAACAACACCAGCAACTCCAGAATTAAAAATCAGAGTGCCATCAAATTCATTCGAATTTAAATCAATTTTACTCATATCAACTTCACTTTTTTATGTTATACATAAATTCTATCCCAAAATGTGGTTACATTCCCATCATCATCTGATTCAGAAATCACTACTTCCTTATTAGCCAGACGCTTGATCCTCGTTCCACAAATAACTTGATCCGATGGTTTAAAATTAATAATATTCTGATTCTCCTTACGATACATGTAAGCAAGAGCATCAGCTCTCGCGGACAATAAGCTACTTATTTTGCCAGTCAGATCAATCTCTGATGCAGCTAGTTCCTCACCAGTTTTATTTATTAATTTATCTTTTAAATGGCCAATAAGAATTATATTATCCGCTAAGGAAGTTATATCCTCAATCACATTGAAGAAAGCAGCTCTTAACCACTGATAACCAGCCCCTTGCGGCAACTCCAGAACATTCTTTCCTTGCCAGTTCTTTCCCTGTACAGTTTCTCTATATAGTGCTCCTGCATAGGGAATAACCATACTTTCTAATGCAGTTACTGTATCTACTGCAATATACTTATAAGGTTTATTAGCTTTTATAATCTCATTTTTAATGTTTTTTAATGTACTGAGATCAGGTACATCAATACTCATTGCCTCAAGGAAATGAGTTCCTTTCTCTAAATCCAACATAAGACATCCTTCTAATCCTGCTACGCAGCTGCTTTTCCCAATCTTGGGCTTTCCGTACAGAAGCAATATCTTCGGATTTTGTTCTCTAACTTTGCTTTTTTCTTTTGGTAACATCACTAAATCATCTTTCTTTCTACATATTCATATACCTTATTTAAAGCATCTTGTTCATCAGGCCTTGGTAACTCAATAAATCGTCCAGTCTTACCTTCTAATATAACTGATACAGATACATCTGCTATCCCATTCCTATTGGCTAATACATGTATACTTCGGTATCCTTTTCCTAATGCATTCAGATCATATCCTAAATGCCTTTCTAAGTGTCTATACTTTGTAGGGTTGAATAAACCAATAGTTAATGTGGAGTCTTCAGATGGCCCACCAGTGTCCTTGAAGTCTTCTAACGTAGGAGTAAGCTGTTCACCACTGAACCGTAATCGATCAATCTTACCTAAATCCCTATTAAACTGACTTACAAGTACTGGACTGAAGTTGCAGATATTTCTAAACCATACCATACGTGAGGATAGCTCATCTATCGCCTGTTTCTTAGTATATCCACTTGGTGTAGGAACAAGTCCTATATGGTCTACTATGATAACAGTATATAAGGAAGGATCATTCTCTTTATAACCAATGATCTTAGTAAATTTCTGATCGTCCTTAAACCAGGCTTCACGTAGAAACTTACCATTCTCTTCGGCATGTTCGAAAATAATTTTCCTCATTCCTTCAGGATGAATTCTATCCTCAATAAACTGAATTTTGTTCTCAAATAAATCTTTTAGCTCATTATGAGCTATTTCATCAACAAGCTTCTTGTGCTCGGGAGAGAGGTGATTATCACCTTTACTTAAGATATAGTTGGAATCACAATATATACCATACTTATAATCCATAAGATATGCGGTATACTTTGCCATTTTCTCTACTAGATCTACTTCTGGTGAGAAATAGATCCACTTGACATTGACATCTCTGTTCTGTAAATATGGTCCTAACACGAAGAATTCATCTACTAATGCTGTCTTACCTGACTTAGGACTTGCTCCTATTAAAACATATGATTTCTTCTGTACGCCATTCACAAAACGAGAAAGCCTTTCCATGTTTGTAGAGAGACCTTTATATCTTCCCTTCATTCCCTCTTCTACCTCTCCAATGAATTTCATCTAATCATCTTTATCTCATACAAAGATACGAAATTAATTTGGTTTTACAAAATTTTATCCTCTCTTTTTTTAGTATTTTTTTCTTCTTCAATCATATCTTGATACCTTTCCCATGTACCATTATTGAGCCATGTTTCCATGTTCTGCATGTAAGCTAAGGCCCCCGTTTGTTCTCTGTGTTTAAGCTCATACCGTAAACTTTCTATAATCGTTTTTTGTAAAGTAGCGTTACCCTTTGTAATAAGGTTCCATTTTCTTCTCATCTTATTTCCCATAATGGTGTCTGATGCCTTAGTGCCTAAGACACGAAAACCACCAGCATTATTAGGGACTCGATGAGGAAATAAAGAGAAAAATTCTTCAAAGAGATCACCTCCTTGCTCAAAAATTCCTCTTCCAGTATCTGTTAGAAGAACATTATTCTCTGTACGAGCAATATAACCTTGCTCTTCTAAAAACTCTAGTTCATCTTCGTATATCCTGATGGGAAGGATTTTTAGCTCCTTCTCGTAGAGATATAACTTCATCAATGCCAGGTATTGGTTTACCGACATCCTCTTCTCCTGTACGTAATCCAGGTCTATCTGGATCAATCTTGTACTCAATCCGCCTCGACTCATATTCAAAATCCTCTGTATAACCCATTTTCTAAGTATTTCTTTTTTGAAAGTTTTACAACAATTTTATCACCATTTTCTTCTACTACTTCATCTACTACCTCCTCTTCTTGGTTATTTTCTTCCTCTTGTTCTTCTCCATCTACTATCTCATTGTGCATCTGTAGCACACCAGGATCAATTTCATCATCATCGTCATCATCCTCAAAGAAAATATTTTCTTTGTAATAATCATCAATACTCTCGATAAGAGTCTCCATATAGACTTTTTGTGTATCTGGATAATCTCCTTTTCTCTTCTTATAGTCCTTAGAACAGATAAAAAGCTTATATACATACTCTACATTGATAGTACCATCATCCTGAAAAGAATCTGTAGTCAGATCAGCAGACCAGTTATCAAGTGATTCTACGATAGTAAGAAAATCTAACTTTTTTAACAGATCAGCTTCATCCATCTCTTTACTATATGTCCCTTCTATCTCAGTATACAACACATTGATTAGTGATGGAATCTCAAAGAGCACAAACTCGAACCAAGGAAATATGGTTGATTCATTATCATGAGTGAGATGTACATAGAAATTATCATGTTGCTTATGCTCTATCAGACGTACCTCATTAATCCCATAATAGATCTGGTATATCTTGACTAATAATAATAATATCTTACTATCATCTTCAGTTAACATAACTGGATAGGAAGGTAATGCTTGTGAATCATCTATATTACTCATAATTTTCCTTCTTTATACTTTTCTTCAATACCCTCTTTCAGACGCTCTATGAGATCTGCTTTTTTCTTATTAACCTCTTCTAACTCCCTTTGTTGTCTCTCATTAAGAAGAAATTGTCCAACTCCTTGTGCCTTACGAGGAGGAATTTTTTGAGCTACTTGACGAGGAGCGATATACTCTTCATCAATATCTTCTTCTCCATCCATAGGATAATCATAAACAGGTGCAGCATTATCATAATATACACCACCTTTCCTCTTATTTTTTGCTGGTGGAGAATAAGATCTTCTTCCTGAGTTCATTGAAGATAAAGGAAAAGAGAAAACTTCACTACTCTTACTTCCTCTTGCCTTATAGTTTGAGCAGCAATAATCCACTCCAACATAAGGAACACCTTCACCAATAATAACCAACGCATGAGTATTTAACTCTTTTAGCTCTTTCTTGTCTTCACAGTACTGAAAGAACTCATCATTATTACATTCACCGAAGCTATAACCTCTTAGCTTCTTAAATGAAATACAACTTGCACATTGCGGTCTTTTCATACTAACTCCCATTTAAAATTTTCTAATTTCCCTCCGAAATCTATTCCCATATAATCTGCTACATACTGCTTAATATGCAGATGAAGCTTCATATTGTCTGTTAGGGAATAGTATTTCCTCTTACTATCTCCTTTTCTCAACACCTTAAGTGTATAAGCTGGATTAGGATCATGTAATGCTCTTGATATAAAGTCTGGTCCTAATGTAACCTTCTTTATACAGTGATGTTGCAGTCCTTCAACATGTGTGTCAAAACCTCCTTGCATATCTATGCTCAAGAGGATTTTTGATTCATCTATGTTCATAATACTGCAATATAGAATTTAGTTCCTTCAACAAAATGGTCTTTAATAACATCAATAACAGCTTGATCAAAATCTGATCTTTCAAGAGTGTCAAAATCTTCTTTTGGATTATAATTAGTTTTAGATATACAATCTTCTAAACTTGAGTATTCATATCTTTCTCCCTCTTCAGAATCAAACTCAAGAACTCTACCATCGGGCATGATACATATTAATATATGCCCCTGAAGTGCATCTAACATAGTAGTTTCAATAACTACATTCTTATCAAATAGTTTCATAGCTACCATCTTGGAGTGTTAGTCATGTTACGATAGTCCTCCCACACATTCTTTCTCTGTCTCTTAGTGAGATCAGAAGATTGAAGAGCTTTGGACAGGGATACCTTACGTCCTGTATCTCTACAGAAGGAATCCTCTTTGCTACAACGAGCAATACCCGTGTGTACCTTGTTTTTTACCACCAAGGTACAAGTGGTCGCCTTAGCAACATCTCTTAGATGCTGGAAAGACACGTTTGCGCTACCTAGTTTCATTTTGTTTTGGTTTTACTACGATTTTTATAAAACTTATCAAGATCATTAATTATGTTTTGCATATATTGCATAAAGCAGGTCCCACAGCAGAAATGTACATTACTTTTTGCTACAATTTCTACCGAATTAACATTTTCAACTCTTCTATAACAAATAGGGTTAGTAAGAGTAGTTATATCATACCAACCTTGTCTTTTATATCTTGGGGCAGCTTTGCCACAAATATTACATACCGTATATTCTTGTACCATCGTTTTAAGAATTAAAGGGAGGGGGGAACATAGAAAACCCAGTCTACTTATAGAGGGGCTTATGCTCCCCCAGAGTCCCTTAGTTATTAATTAGGTTAAATTTTCTCTGCGCACGAGCAACCTTAGCTGCTTTGCGCCTTTTCTTTCTTCGCTTCTGGTTAAGCATTGTTGTGTTCTTCTGTGAGCTACCACCATAACGATGTGAAAAGATTTGATCGGGTGTCTTCATTTCGTGTGGATTAGAATGTAATAATCATGTTCACTAAAGTATAGTAATGCTCGTAATACCTCTGGTTGAATATCTGTTGTAGTGGTATACATCAGAGTCTTACCATCGTTTACAAGCGTACCTGAATGAATAAGAGTATTTGTGAAATTCTTTTCAATTTCTTTGTTATCACTTTTCATCACTCTTGGAAGAACAATAGCACAGGCCACTGCTACAATACCCATAAGTGCTAGCCTTATCATTTCTATTCTTCTCATGAGAATGCCCTCCCAACTTCAAGATAACGATCATCATTGAGCACATCAAGAACAAATCTCTCTGGTGTAGTGATCGTACCAGACATGATCTGTTTGAGTATATTTGGTGAGAATCCACTCACGAGAGCAGTGCCTCCCTCACTCATCTGTACAGGTACATTACCTAAGCGACCATTGACATTCCAGAAGATAAGCTGTGGCCTCTTATATCCAGCATCCTTATAAAGATGTTCGATATTATCGAAGTTGGTCTCTTCAAAATCTTCATAATGCCATCCGGGTCCTGTTCTAATAGCTTTATCAAATTCCATATCAGAGATGATGAGTATCTTATCTGGCATCTCCTCTTCAGGTAGATTCTCTCTCCTAGCTGAATTGAGAATTAGTAGGAAAGTGGCAGTGAGATTAGTGTTCATACCCCAATCAGCTGTATTTAGCTGCCGCATCCTCTGAAACAGATCACCCTTGAGATATACCATCTCCGGCTTACCTGAGAAAGTAATGAATGCATCCTTGAAGATACCCTCATTCCTCTCTGAGATATATACACCCAATCCAACAGAGACAGCCATAGGTAATCCTCTATTGACAGTCATCGAACCAGATACATCACAGACAGGTATAATTCTTTCTTTACCTCCTTCCATGAGATTAGGTAATGCCTCCCATTGTGCTACAATAGCTGCAGCTTCATTGCCTGATACATAATCATACAAACATCTCATAGCTATCTCATGTGGAAATATTGCTCCTGCACGTATGACATCTTTGCCTTCAGTCACATCATGGATATAAGCATTGAAACGATCAGGATCTCTCTTGAGGAATGCCTTACGATACCTGTTCATAGCTACTGAGGGTACAGTGGAATACTTGATCTTATCCCATTCACGAGCACACATCTTTTGTTCTACTGTATTAGATAGACTAACCAGTATCTGCCTAAGCTCTTTAGGAGTAAGGTTGTTATGCCTTGCTAATGAAGAAAAGATTTTTCCTTTACGAGGAAGCCACTTAGCTAATAAGCCATTCTTATGCTCTTCAAGCACATTGTATAGCCAAAAAGCTTTGAAGCGTGTAAGCTCATCCATACCATACCACACATCATCCCAACGACCATACTCAGGTATGAGCTGTTCAAGCTCATGAAACCACTCAAAATCATTTGAGAACTCTCTTAGATATGACCATAATACTCTAAAGAACCTACGCTCTCCTGCTCCATGACGAATGTCTCTTGCCCAGAACAAGCATTTAAAAGCAAGTGTTTCATCTTCTGCTCTTGCTCTCTCAAAGAGGGTAATGATATCTCTATCAGGCATGGTACGTGAAGCACCAGCAAGGAAAAACATATCTACTACATTGGATAATGTGGTAGAGTGGGTCAGTGCTAAATTTGTTGTTCTAGCATCTTTAGTGCGTGTTGCATTAATTAATCTACTCATGATAAATAGTTTTTTGGTTAGTAAAAAATCCCCAGGATACGCCTAACCCTTAAACATATGAAGTTTAAAAAGAAGTTGCTGTACGTATCCTTTAGGGATTAATATCGTTGTGGGGGTAGGAATCGAACCCACATAATTATGGCTTATGAAACCACCGACTTACCAATAGTCTTTACCCCACAATATTAGCAGGATGCTGTTTTTTGCGTTTATCCATAGCGTTTAGTTGCTGAAAGCATCCTTTAAAATTATTCACAAAGCCAGTTACAAGCTTCTTTAAAAGTGTCAAAAAGAAAAGCTTTTTCTATAGAAGAAACTTTTAACATATCCCGAAGATAATCTTCAATCCCTTTACAAAAAAGAGATATATTCCCATTTCTAGACAGTTTAAAAACACTATCATCATCATCACAAAGTACGAGAACAAATTTTACTGATTTCCGTATTATCCCAATAAAGTCATAATCATCTAGAGAGCTAATTTTAACTTTAGAACTTCTTTTCCATTGTGGTAATTCAATTTCCTTCATAACATTAAGAATTAAGTTAATAATAGGCGCACAGGTAGGATTCGAACCTACATACAACAATCTGTTAGACTATTGACCTAACCACTCAGACACTGTGCGAAATACAGGTTACTATCTGTTGTGTTCAAACCAAAATTGAATGTATAGTAATTTGCTGTTAGTAACCTTTAATAAAGGACCCGGTTCCGAAACTAATTAGGGATCGAACTTACTCAGTATACTGATGCCAGGCTACCTTTAAGAAAATAAGAGGGGTAAATACAATAATACTGGTGGTACAAATACTCCTAACATAACATTTAAAAGAACGATTACCCCTCTTAAAAGGACAGGATTCGTTTAGCTTATCCATAGCATGTAAATTGCTGTATGAATCCTTTAGTAATTTTAATAAAACTATTAGTGGTTTAGCGGGTCAACCACCTGTGTAGTTTGCTATTATGTCCGGGCGCTACCCTTCGTTTTTCTACTCACTCTTTCGAGAATAGTTTTACTTTTAAGATGAACGGGAAGCAGCTTTTATGTTTACAAGACATATGCTTTAATTGCTGAACGCTTCCCTTAATATTATTCAATAGGTGTCAATTCTAAAACATCCTTAGAGACAAACCAGTTCACAAAATTGTTTTTCTTATGTGTTTGAACAGTAATAAGCCAAGCATTATCATCTAGAATTTCCTGACTCATATGTACTCTCTCAAATTCAGAGATTGATAAGTTACGTTGTGTGACAATAGTTGTCTTTCTAATATTAAATTCTTGCACACTAACTTTAGAAGAATAAACACTAACGGGAATCATTATTACAGTTATCATAAGAAATAATCCAAAGGCCCAGGAAAGAATGACATCGTTATAAATATCATTTTGAACCTTTAAAATAACAAAATCAATAAAAAGGGCTATAAGAAAAAGCCCAAGTATTAAAAATGTTAGTATCATAATAGTTTTATTTAAAAGTTAAGTTATAATATTAAAAATAAGTTTCAGTATCTTCATTTTTGAAAGTTATTTCTACGTGTTAATATCTCTTCACATGCTGCTCTCATAGTAGCATTCTTAGAGTAATGGATATTAGTCTGTAACTCTTCATATGTGAGAGTCTCAGCTAGTTTAAGCATATCTGTATAGAGCATATCATTTTAGTTCTTTTAATGCATATTTTCCAGCTGTAGTACTAATAAATTGAACTAACTCTCCATCATTATATAAACTAATTTCTACTTTATCAGGAGAACATAAGCTAGTAAATTGTCGAATAGTCACTGTATCTGTATATACAGTATCCACAAAACCATTATACCTCAAAATAATAGGTATGGCAGGAGAATCTGTATAATAATTTGAAGGATCGGGATGCGTATTACATCCTATTATAAATACTAAAGCTAATAATGCTAATAATTTCTTCATAATATTGTTTTTAAAGGTTAAGATTTAATTCTTTTTTATGATTTTTAAGAAATTCAAAGAGTACTGATGGATAAGTTTTTATAGCTGTAGATAAAAAAAGTGTATCATATACAATAAAGAAACTACGAATATCTTCTTTAGAAAGTCTTAATCCTCCTATCTCTATATGATTATCACGTACATAAACAATTTCCTTACCACATTTCAATTCTATAAGTGAAGAATACTTTTTAACAAATTCCTCTTCAGACATGAGATTATACTTATATGCCTCATGAACATCTCGATTTATATTACGTTTATGATTATCCCAATAAATAATAACGTAAGAAGTTCTTGAAATATAAGCATCAAGCTTACTCTCCTTCTCTTGCTTTTCAGTATATACAGGACCATAATCAGTTGTGTATGTAGAATCAGGAAGATCACCATCCATGAACTGTTGTGGTGTGAGTTCGATATTTGGATGGTTTTTAAAGAAGACATCTATACTACCATGAGAGAGCCACTTTTTTTCCTTAAGATATAAGTATGTGTGATCAAAAGAACTTGGATTTGTTGCTCCATTCTGCCATACATACCCCAATGCAAAAGCCTTCTTCTGCACCTGCTCTGATTCTTCTAGTGTTACCTTCATCTTAAATGACTTGCCTTCATATGGATGAGGTTTATCAGTAAGCATAGATTCAGATATATACCACTGAGACCCTCCTTTTGTTAGATTTGGGTAGAGAGATTCATATTCACTAGATACAATAGAACCATTATATAGTAAACCAAAAAGATAGTCCATACTAGATACAAATGTCGTATTTAATTTGTATCTCCAATCCTTACCAAATTCTCTTTCAAATTCCTGTTTTGTCTTAAATCGTTTCATGGTATTTCAGTATAAATAGTGTCAATACAAATACTGTCTTGATAGATAAAATGAGGTTCTTGTGTTTGTATACCCCATAAAGCATCTTGCTGTCCTTTAGTATAACCCTTTTCAGTACTGTCTTCTCTAAGATATAAAGAAAAGAGCATTAGAGAAAGAAGTGCAAATCCAAAAAATAGTGCAGAAGCACTTTGCTGCCCATCATGAGTTGATAAAGATAATCCCATTGCAAATAGAGCAGTTAAGAATATAATAACGAAAATTAATGATAGTATTGTCATGATTTCTTGTTTTTAGAGGATTCATACTGATCAATTAAAGATTGTAAATACTTAGCTCTGTTTCTGAAAGCTGCTTGGAGAGCCTTGGCTGTATCAGCTGTTCTGATTGCATAATAGGTTTTTCTGGCATTATTTTTAAGACAAGCACAATCTTTGTAACTGTCAGGAAATCCTTTAGGACAACTAATTGAATGAATACATTTTTTACAATTAGGAGATTCATAAATATTTCCTTTATAAAGAACACTTTGACAAAGTGTACAAGATCTAGTTTCTCCAAATCCTGTTAAAGAATTAGCTTTATCTCTTCTATATATCTGTCTTCTATACTGATAAGGATCATTCTCAATCTCTTTAAGAGTAATAGAGTTATACCTCTTAATAAGGGCTTTGGCTTCTTTGATGTTTTTTATCATGATCTTGAATGTTTGCCAGCTACAGCTCTTACCGAGCTTCTCTGTCTCATTAGAATAGAATAAACAACGAAATCACTACAGTAATTTGCCATTGTTGATTGTTTTTAAAGGTTAGTATTTATTTCTTCTTATCTTTATCATCTTTACCAAATAAAGTTCTTAGTACATCATGATTACCTGTATCTAAATCAAATAGAAATAGTACAACAATTATACATATTCCTGTACATACAATCATTACTATGATGTTGAAGATGATGTGTAAAACAGTCCAGAAAGTCATAGTTTTAACTCCTCTCTTATTAATAGTTCTTCTTCTTGTAAATGCTTTCGATCAGCTATGTGCTGACGTAAGATACGTATGAACTCAGCTGTTTCTTTGTATCCTTCACAAATAGAACAGTCTCCATAACGAGGAGAACCACAATCACATTCAGTGTAAAGCTTAGGTTCATGCTTATCAATGTATTCTTCAGCCTTTTTCTCAAGTACAGATAAGGATATCATAACCATTTTATTTTTAAGTCTTCACTAACATATTCTTTATCAATAGGATCTATATAGTAATAAGTTCCTTTAGGAATTATAAATTTAAGGATCTTTGTTTTAGGCCAACTATCCCAAGTTTTAGGCCAACCATCCCAACCATCATGAACCTTTTTAATATTCCTAGCCTCTTCTTCTGTTATATAAGAATGGTAACCTTCTTCAATTCTTATACTTTCTGATGATGAGTAAATAGGATTTATAATAACATGAGGAAGACGGATACCTGGATAATAAGGTATTTTTCGCCAAATAGATCTGTAATAAAAAGGAAAAAGTGTTCTTCTAACTACTTTGTAACAAACAATATCTTTAGTAGCTAGGTAACAAGTAGTATCTTCTGATATAAAACACATAAGGTTAAGATATTTCTTTAATGATTTTTATTTGATTACTTACATAAATACCTTGCTTAGTATTCTTATAATAGGTAGCTCCTTTAGGTATAATACATTTTACTACTCCTACTGAAACTGTATATAAAGGTAATTTTACTGTCTCCCTTTTAGAATAAGAATGAAATCCTTCATGTAATATAATATGAACTGGAAGACTTGGTACTGGTTCACAAGTAATAGGGTTAAGAGTAGTTTGGT